CAAAATTCAAAGGGGTTAAAACCATTCACGAAAAACAAGGTGCAACAGTCAAGCACTTAGTGTTAGTACGTTTAAACGTGAAAACATTAGCGTTATATAGTAGCCGACATCATGCTATATCTGCAATCACTAGGCATACACGCTCCTTCAAGTATTATACCGTCGTCGTATCTTCCAACGACGCCGTGTGTAAAATAATTCAGAATGCTGGTGAGGATAATCTCGCAAAATTCCAGATTGATACTTTTGAAGAAGGCTGGGATAATCGTGCCGGCGCTATTGGCGTTGTGGAGAAAATTGTGAAACCGAAAGTATTATATGACGCCCGTGGATCTCAGATATCCGAGAGGTATCTAAAAGCCAATGCACATTTACCAGTCAGCGCGAGAAGTACAGGAAAATATCATCGAAAAATCTGTTATGTTGGAAATATGCCGATGACTACTTACGCCCCAAATCCAGGTGCATCAGATCCAATTGCAACCGGGCAAACAGCTTACGACGGCGCAATGCCAATTCCTGTAGAGTATTCTGAGCAGTTCCAACAACTAGACGTTGAAACCGGCGATTTGCATTTTCAAATGGATAATTTTCGCTGGCGCATGGGCCGGAAACCAGTGAAGGCCACAACTAATTACCTCGAGAAATACGACCTAAAGAGCGTCCTGCGCACAGCACAACCAGTAATGCGTACTAAGACTGAGAGAATTACTATGCTAACTTTACAGAGACGAAATTTTAATGCCTTTCGGAACGTTGCACCGGTTGACCCCGCTGAACAAGCGAAACATGTTGTGGAATCTGTGCTAGATGTTGCCGGAGTCCCGGACTGGCGTGCACAATGTGCGAGAATGCGTGCAGAACCAGTACGTATATCAAAAGAGGCCATCGATGACTATTTGATTAGCTTAGGTTCCGGCAAGTGGCATACCTTCGAACAGGAACACTCAACTTCTAACCCAATTTCTGTGACTCCGGAGCTCTTAGCCAAATATGAGTGTATGATCAAGGATGAACCGAAGAATCGGTTAAGTGCTGATGTTCTAGGTGAGTATCAGATTTTGCAAACTGTCATACACCACAAACCCTTTGTTAATATGGTCATGTCACTTTTTCGGGAATTGACAGAACGTTTTATGTCTCTTTTAGACCCGAGGGTCTGTATTCAGATAAAGAAAAGTTTAACAGATTTAGAGAATCATTTTGAAATTTATTTGAAAAATGTTAAAAAATTTCATTATTATGAGACGGACTTCGGAAAATTTGATAAATCCCAGTTTATGGAAACTTACAACGTAGAGGAATACGTCTGGTATTTAACAGGCTTAGATGCCTTCATCGCAG